ATGTGCGGACGTTTTGCCCAATCACAGACACGCGAAGAATACTTGGCTTATCTTGCAGAAGAAGCCGAGCGCGACATCGCATACGACCCTGAGCCGATTGGGCGTTACAACGTGGCGCCGGGGACTAAAGTTCTACTCCTGAGCGAACGTAATGAACAACTGCACCTCGATCCAGTTCACTGGGGTTACGCGCCAGGATGGTGGGATAAGCCAGCGCTCATTAACGCTCGCGTAGAAACCGCGGCGACAAGCAGAATGTTTAAACCGCTGTGGCAGCACGGTCGAGCGATCTGCTTTGCTGATGGCTGGTTTGAATGGAAAAAGGAAGGGGACAAGAAACAGCCCTATTTCATCCACCGTAAAGACGGCAAGCCCATTTTTATGGCGGCGATCGGCAGCGTGCCTTTCGAGCGCGGCGATGAAGCTGAGGGATTTTTGATTGTGACTGCAGCTGCCGACCAAGGTCTGGTCGATATTCATGACCGCCGGCCGCTGGTTTTGGTACCGGAAGCAGCGCGCGAATGGATGCGGCAAGATGTTGGTGGGAAAGAGGCGGAGGAAATAATTGCAGATGGTGCTCTGTCAGCAGATCATTTCAAATGGCACCCGGTTTCCCGCGCAGTGGGTAACGTGAAGAATCAGGGGCCTGAATTGATTGAGGCTATCTAAAGACTATAGATTTGATAACGTCCGAAATGTGCCAGAAGCGGACCTTGCTAACAACGTTCTGAGTCGATAAACGGGGAGCAGGTCAGCTCTAACCTGTATCAGAAAAGCCAAGCGAGTCACAAAGATGTCGCATGTCTTAATTGAGTATCATTGGGCCGGAAGTAGACAGACGGTTTATGACTAGAATTGTTGATATATGGCTATCTGAAGAGTTTAGCTTGCGACTTATTGATGCTGCCAACGTACGAAGCAATCCCCTTTCTTTCATGTTCATTGGCACTGGAAATGAAAACCTTAAGGAACTCAACAATCCTTTTGGGGGTGACACGTAAATGATTGTGCCCAAGCTCTAAGTTGAATACTTGAATTTTGGGAGATGGGGACTGTGTTTTGTTTTCATTGACTTTATAACCTGACTTCCGTAAAGCCTGTCTTACGGTATCAAATGCCTCGACCAAGAGATTCATGTCGTCACTTGATAGAAGAATGTCATCCATATAAACACTGACGAAAACACGCTCAGATTTACTGATCGAACTAATGACCCCGCCACAAAAAGAGTGGTGAAAACATAGGCTGGCCAATATTGGCGACTGGGGATATCCGTAGGGAATGACGTGCTTAAACCCGTTTCTATTCGGGTTTGCTACTGTCGACAGCCTAGCGATTTGTCTGGCTTTAACGTAAGGAACTAATCGACCAAGCTCCCGCGTAACACGACTTTGACTAGTCGCACCATAAAAATCACTTACGTCAATCAAGCTAAAATAATTGCTTTTTAAATGAAAATTAGCGGCCGCAACATGACCACCATTTCTCAAATGGAACATATAGCGCGGATACTTCCATTTTTGCTTAATGTAAGCATGGATTTGCCGCCCTCGTTCCAGGGTCTCTTTGCTTGGCACAAAAACCCAACGTTCAGTCTTGATTTCAAATTTATGCAACCAATCGCTAGGTGTACTCATACTTAAAGTCATGTAGTTAGGGACTATGTTAAAGAGGCTCAGCACCTTTTCAACGAAAGTCCACGACTCGTTGATAAAGGCCAAAACTACTGTAGTAGTTTCGAGCACTTTAACTAAGCCGATTTTATGTTGTTTAGTCATAAATCGTTCTCTCTATACAATCCTGACGATTCTTAGCGCAAGCGCATAGCCCAAACTAATAACGCTACGCCCCTTACGAGGCGATAAGAAACCTTCGGCGACCCTTAGCGAAGAGCGGCGGCGATACGCGGCCCAGCGCGACAAGTGGCAACCATCGGCATGTCGAGAAACGACGAGTACAGAGAGGCCGGAAATCCCCGGCTAACGTCAGGAAAATACAGATTACACGTATATCTATAAAATAGGAATTTTTTACGGATCACTCTTTTAGCAGGTATAGCCTTTGACCTCCAAGCATACAGTATCCCATCTGTTTCGGCTGTGATTGGTGCTGTATCCAGCGCTTCCGTTCTGCTTCAGTCTTGAACAGTACTTCATCCCATTGCTTAAGCCTTTTGCGCGGTACCCGCTTTACAAATGCGCTGATGGCTGGATCCGCTGCAAACACAGCAATACCTTTAATACTCTGGATGAATCGAGAAATGAACGCACTAATGGTTTTCGCTGCTGCACACACCTATATTTGAGAATCAGTCACCTGAATAGAGTAAGTGACAACATATGCTAGTCTGATATGGGTACAGCCGTTATCAGCAATGAGAGTGATTGCGAACTTCCGCTTTTCGCTCTAAGCGGACTGTAGTAGCGTCACCATTACCATTAATGGCCGAATCATCTAACTTTGAGCAGGTCACAGAACCTCGTAGTATAGCGCGGGGATAGCATTTCTCTCTTCATCTGCCAGGTAGTCTGGATTCCTTGGCCGGCAAAGTACAGAGACCCTCTCCCATTTTTGGCATTCAGATGATCCAGGACCTCCATCAGTTTTCCGCTATTTTTCCGCGGTGCGTTATCGTCAAACAGGTTAAGCTGGGCCACGCCCTGACTGTAGAAATCGCTAAGCATCACGCCTGCTTTCTGGTATCTATGCCCATCTTTCCAGATGGCATCAAGACATTTTGTCGCCGCGGTGATGATGTCCCGGCTATCCTGGGTCGGCGTAAGCAGCTTTACCGATGCACTGTTCCCGTAATACGCTTCATTCAGCGCAAAGGGGCTGGTTTTAACGAATGCTGAGATAAAGCGGCAGTACTGATGCTCACCACGGAGTTTCTCCGCTGCACGTGAGGCGTAGCTGCATATCGCCTGGCGCATCTCTTCGTAGGTGGAAATCCGCTGCCCAAAGCTGCGACTACAGACAATCTCCTGCTTTACCGGCGCGAACTCCTCAAGACCGAGACATGGCTCTCCGCGCAGCTCCCGCACAGTTCGCTCCAGAACCACATTAAAATGCTTCCGGATAAAATGGATATCGGTATCCGCCAGTTGCAGTACCGTTTTAATCCCCATGGCCTCCAGTTTTTTACTGATGCGGCGCCCGACGCCCCAGACCTCATCCACCGGAAGCAAAGCCATCAACTTCCTCTGCCTTTCCAGATTAGACAGGTCCACCACTCCTCCGGTCTGCCGCTGCCACTGTTTCGCGGCGTGATTGGCCAGCTTCGCCAGGGTTTTAGTCTGGGCTATGCCGACGCCGACCGTGAGGTGCGTCCTGCGCAAAACCGTCTCGCGAATTTCCCTGCCAAAGTCGGTAAGATTGCGACAGTTACGAACACCAGTAAGATCGCAAAATGCCTCATCAATACTGTAAATCTCGCATCGTGGAGAGATTTCCTCCAGCGTTGTCATCACTCTGTTGGACATATCGGCATAAAGCTCATAGTTGCTGCTAAACGCGATAATACCGTGCCGGCGAAACATGTCATTTTGCTTGAAATAAGGCTCACCCATTTTGACGAAGGGCTTCGCTTCTTGCGAACGGGCGATCACACAGCCGTCGTTATTTGACAGAACGACCACCGGCCGCCCCTTCAGGTCAGGACGGAAAACAGTTTCGCAGGATGCGTAAAATGAGTTCACATCACAAAGCGCAAACATCTTAGCCAGCTGATTTAATGATGTACGTAACCACCCCGAACACGTCGAGAGTGTCCTCACTACCGACGACTATCGGCGAATATGCAGGGTTCATTGGGTTAAGCTGAACCCGCGGATGCAGCTGCAGCTTCTTAACGGTGAATTCCCCATCCACTGCAGCGATAACGATATCGCCATGAACTGCTGTCCTTGAGCTATCCACAACAAGAAGATCCCCTTCCCCTATGCCGGCGTCTTTCATGCTGTCGCCGGCGGCTTTGACAAAATACGTCGCACTGGGGTGGTTAACGAGCAACTCGTTCAGATCGATACGTTGCTCAACGTAATCCTGTGCAGGGCTTGGAAAACCACATTGCACAAGGTCACTGTACAACGGGATCAGCATGATCTCACGTAACTCAACGGGCGTGTAAAACTGCATAATTGACTCGCTCAGATTAATGTCGCGGTAGGGATACCCGTTACCGGATACCCCCCGCACAGATCCCGGCGTGCGCGATTTACGCACCGGGCTCCTGCCTCGGGTGTCTGGCGGTGAACCGCTCCACAGGCCATGGATGAAGAACCCAGTGCTTTTGCCGTTACGCACCACGCCTTCAGTAGCGGAGCAGGAAGGACATCTGATGGATATGGAAGCCACGCAAGCACCTTAAAATCACCATCATACACTAAATCAGTAAGTTGGTAGCATTACCAAAGAATAGACCCATAAACATACTCCCTGCACTAACCCACCTCTCGTTATAAACTTTTTGTTTACGTTTAATTACTCATAATGTTGACACAACATTAAACATTGTGTTTAATTAACTCCAGCAACACCCCACCAAGGCAGGACGCCCACGAAGTAGCTGCCCGGAGCATACGAATTCCGGGATGAGGTGGAAATATCAATGCGCAGTAGGTAGTAACGTTCCGCTGGCCGGCGACAAGGCAATGAGGGTGAGATGAGTAAGGTAAAGGTGGCGCCTATTGAACTCGAAATAGACGCCACGGAAGTAATCAATCAGGTCGAGGAACTACTGGGGTTACTTGAGCTTCCAGCCCGTTCCCTTGAAGGCATCCCTGAGGATGTCGTCAACCTGCTTTTTGACAACATCCGTCCCTTGCTTAACAACATCGTCCTTAGTGATTTCTCGACCACAGTTGGCACAACTGACGCCAACAAAATTTGTATCAAAGTCGAAATCATCGGGACGCTTGAGCATCTCGCTTCCGCAATCAGGGCAAGCAACTTTCATCGTTGTCAGTTTTGACATTTTTTATTTTTTTGCTGGCTGTGTGAGAACTACCAGCATACCACCGAGCCTGAAGTGGTTAAAAGACAGGCAAACATGAGGAGTTGGAATGAGCAAGCAAGGCATCAGAGCCCTGATCATTTCAGCAGTTATTGGGCTCTTCATCTGGATCGCGCTCTTCAGCGCACTGAGGGGATTGTTTCTATGAATGATTTCGCACGCAAACCCGCTCGTCAGCAGGCTATTCGTTTAAGTCCGCTGTCAGCTTTCATCCGCCGGGTGTGCTACATGCTCGCGCAAAAAGGAGACCCTTCATGAGCACGATGTTTGCCCTGGTTCTCACCGTCAGCATGCTGACGGGCGGTAATCAGGATGTGCTGCTCGGCGTTTACGACACTGAGAATGACTGCAAGGCAGCTGCAGAAGAGCAACACGTGAAAGCTGAATGTTATCCATTGAAAGGCGTACTGGACGAGCATCCGGCCGGGTTCACGGTGCAAATGTAGGGGGAAGAATGCAGAAGAAATGCGGTTACTGCCGTAAAGCGATCGAGGGAAAACCAGTGGTGAGCACCCTGTTGTACCTCCAGGGGAACCAGCTCGCACGGAAAGAAAAAGAGTACTGCTCTGAACGCTGCGCCTCTTACGACCAGATGGCGCACGAGAGCTAACGTAAACCCGCCGAAGCGGGCTGTACGTCCGGTGCCACCGACCAAAGTTACACCGGAAATTACCAAAACCAATGACCACCCTAAATGGGCGCTACCAATGGCCCGTGGGATTCTACATCCAAAATAGAGGCTATCACATGGAATATTTTTATCTGATAAAAGCGACTCAAAAATCGGGTAAAGCTGATGCCGTAATCTGGCGCACTAATAAATCAGAAGCCCGCGCCCTTCTGCAGCTGGACGTCGATCTGGAAGACGCTGGGATCGAAACAGGCCGCGGCAAAGACTATCAAAAACCAATTCGCACCGATTTCCCGGTATTCAATGACCTGCCGGCGGAAGGTGTTCTCGATTACTCATGGTGCGAACGCTACCAGCTCGGCGACGATGGTCGCACCTGGGCTCTGAAGCCAGGTCAGGTGCCTGCGGATCATCACATCGATGATGCAGGAGTAACCTCTGAGACCGTGGAAACTTTCGGTAGTGATGAATACCAGGACGATTCCAGCGCGCTTTTTAACGTGGCAGAACTCCCCTTTCGCGCTCAGTTGCTGGCGCAGTACATGGCTGAAGAACGTCACGTTTATCATATCAGCATGCCTCACCGGCAGGAGCTGTCAGTTCTGGAAATGGACACTGATAACGCAGCCGTCCAGGATCTGATTCTGGCCGCCGAGAATATCCCTGAAATCAAAAAATACGATATGCCGACGCTCTGGAAATTCACCAGCGCCAATAAAAAAGTCTTCCCGGAAGGGAAACGGCATGAGCTCGGCAAACGTATTCAGTTTGCAAAGCTGTGGTTCGCCACGAACGCGATCGACCGCGGCATTCTCACCAGGGAATGGGCTGCCGGTAACTGCATTTCTTCGGTTTTGAAAACCGATGCAGGTACGAATGCTGGCGGCGGTAATAAAACCGATCGCAACCCTGACTACACCCATACCCTTGATACGCTCGATGTAGAAATAGCCCTGGCCACAATGCCAATGGATTTCGATATCTACAATTTCCCGGCATCAATTCACCGCCGGGCCAAAGAGATTGTTCAGAAGAAAGAAAGTCCGTTCAAGGAATGGTCTGCAGCGCTGCGCAAGGTCGCAGGCATCCTGGATTATTCACGCGCAGCCATTTTTGCCCTTATTCGTGGCGCCACCAGCGATATTCATCATTTCCCGGTAAGTCTGCAGACCTATATCAATGCGAACCTGACCGAGCATAAGCATGACGTCCCTTCTGCTGAGACGCTTGAAAAAGCTGGTCATGTTTCATCTGCCGCCGTCACTACGGACGCTGTGAAAAAGGATATCGATGGAGATGAAGGTGTGCCTGACCTGGAAACTCTCCCAACTGACTTTCAGGTAATTGGCACCGAACTGGTGAAAGAAGCTCAAAAGAAACGCCCTGACGCTAATCAGGTTCTGGCCGCCGAACGCGGCGAATATGTCGAAGGTATCAGTGACCCCACGGATCCGAAGTGGATAACCGAAGACCTGACCAAACCCAAACAGCCTGAAGTTTCAAACATAGGCAATGGTGTTTTTTCGATTGATGGTCTGATGGATAGCCAGCCAGCACCAGCACTTTCTATCGTGGACCAGGCGCGCCAGCGCGCTGCAGAAGAAAAATTACATCCAGCTAATTCCGGGGAAACCACCAGCGATGTGCAGATGGAAACGGCTCAGCCGGTCGAAGACGAAAATGATAATGCGGTATCAACAGGCGAAGGCGCTGATGAGCCTCCTGCGCAAACAATTGCCGTGAACATGAGCAAAATACTGGCTGAACGCTGCCCGGATCTTACCGCCGAAGTGCTGAAAAGCCAGGTTTCCGAGAGTGCTCATAGCGATGAAGAGAAAGAGGCTGAACAAGCAGCACCAGCATGGCCGGAGTATTTCGAGCCTGGTCGATATGAAGGCGTGCCAAATGAGGTCTACCACGCCGCTAACGGCATCAGCTCCACGATGGTTAAAGATGCCCGGGTATCGCTGATGTATTTCGAGGCGCGCCACGTATCCAAAACCATCCAGAAGGTGCGCTCTCCTGTTTTGGATATGGGCAATCTGGCGCATGCACTGGCGCTGCAGCCTGATCAGCTGGAAAAAGAATTCAGTATCGAGCCGGAAATCCCGGAAGGTGCCTTCACCACGACGGCGACGATCCGCGCATTTATCGACGAATACAACAACGGGCTTCCGGTTTTGCTCAGCGCAGAGGACATCAAGAGATTCCTGGAGGAATACAACGCGAACCTGCCCGCCCAGGTTCCCTTGGGTACATCATTTGAAGAAACCGGCCAGGGTTATATGTCTTTACCTGCTGAGTTCCAGCGCATTGAAGACGGTCAGAAGCAAACCGCCAGCGCAATGAAGGCCTGCATCAAAGAATACAACGCCACCCTGCCCGCCCAGGTGAAAACCAGCGGTGGCCGCGATGTCTTACTGGAACAGCTGGCGCTTATTAATCCTGACATGGTTGCTCAGGAAGCACAGAAGGCGCAGCCCCTGAAAGTCTCTGGTACAAAGGCCGATCTGATTCAAGCCGTGAAATCGGTAAAACCGGATGCCGTGTTTGCCGACGAGCTGCTGGATGCATGGCGCGAGAACCCGGAAGGAAAAGTGCTGGTTACCCGCCAGCAGCTGGCTACGGCACTGGCCATTCAGAAAGCACTGTTGAATCACCCGACCGCTGGCAAGTTGTTGACGCACCCGAGCCGTGCCGTCGAGGTGAGCTATTTCGGCATTGATGAGGAAACCGGGCTGGAAGTTCGCGTGCGCCCTGACCTTGAGATAGACATGGGCGGCCTGCGCATTGGTGCGGACCTGAAAACCATCAGTATGTGGAACATTAAGCAGGAAGGCCTGCGCGCGAAGCTGCACCGGGAAATCATCGAGCGCGATTACCACCTGAGCGCGGCTATGTACTGCGAAACCGCAGCCCTTGACCAGTTCTTCTGGATATTCGTCAACAAAGACGAGAACTACCACTGGATCGCCATCATCGAGGCATCCGAAGAACTGCTGGAACTCGGCATGCTGGAATATCGCAAAGCAATGCGTGCCATCGCGAACGGTTTCGACACTGGCGAATGGCCGGCGCCGATTACCGAAGACTACACCGAAGAACTTAACGATTTTGATATGCGCCGTCTCGAAGCGCTGCGCGTACAGGCATAAGGGGGAACAGTCATGGAAAACACTAACATTGTTACAGCCGAACAGCAGGCACCAAACACCATTTCAGCTAGCAACGCGATCTTTAACGTTCAGGCTCTCGGTCAGTTAACTGCTTTCGCAAACCTTATGGCTGATTCACAAGTGACAGTGCCAGCTCACCTTGCAGGTAAGCCAGCCGATTGCATGGCCATCGTTATGCAGGCTATGCAGTGGGGCATGAATCCCTATGCAGTCGCGCAAAAAACGCATCTGGTAAACGGCGTGCTCGGATATGAAGCCCAGCTCGTCAACGCGGTAATCGCCAGTTCCAGCGCTATTAACGGTCGATTTCATTATCGCTACGGCGGCGACTGGGAACGTTGCACAAGGACGCAGGAAATTACCAGGGAAAAACACGGTAAAAATGGGAAATACAGCGTTACAGAACGGGTGCGCGGCTGGACTGATGAAGACGAAATCGGGTTATTCGTCCAGGTCGGCGCGATTCTGCGCGGTGAATCAGAAATCACCTGGGGGGAGCCACTTTATCTCTCTGGAGTCGTCACACGTAATTCTCCTTTGTGGGTTTCTAACCCGAAACAGCAGATCGCTTATCTGGGCGTCAAATACTGGGCACGGCTGTATTGCCCGGAAGTCATCCTGGGTGTTTACAGCCCGGATGAAGTTGAACAAAGGACCGAGCGAGAAATATACCCGGCGCCGGCGCAAAGAATGTCTGTCGCAGAGATCACCAGCGGAACAGACATCACCACCAGCGCGCAGGATTCAGCTCTCAATATTGATTCCCTGGCAGATGATTTCCGTGACCGCATTGAGCGCGCCGAATCGGTCGATGCAGCAAAAGCCATCAGGGCGGATCTGGATAAAGAGAAAGCTGTGTTGGGCACTGTTCTTTTCACCGAACTGAAAGGTAAAGCCGTGCAGCGTTATTTCATGGTAGACGCCCGAAACAAAGTTGAGGCCGCGATCAACTCTCTACCTAATCCCGGAGAACCGGAAGCCGTCGAACTGTTCGCTAAAGCTGAAGGCATTCTCAACGGCGCGAAACGCCACCTCGGTGATGAACTGTATGACCAGTTCCGCATCGCCCTGGACGACATGAAACCGGAATACGTGGGTTAACCAGATTGGGAGGGGAAACTCTCCCGATAAAGGAATGTATATGCGATTGATTAACCGAAGCAGACACTCCCCTCTGGGCCGCCAAGCGTGCGATGTGGCACTGGCAAAACACGTTGAGCTTTATGGAGCCTACGGGCGACAGAAAACAAAGAGAACTTATACGGTGGTGGTTCAAGGCTCAAAGATCACTGTAGAAGTTGTTAACAGAAAAAGTAGCTATGTGGCCACAGCCATGTGCTGCGCGCGCCGGCTACACCATCTGCCTGGACAATGTAACTAAGGGGTTTTTATGACTAATACATCTCATAAATCAGATGAAATTTTGATAACCGATGACGTTCTGTCCAGATACAAAATATCGCGCAGCACACTTTATTTCTGGAGCACCCCATCCCGGATGCCCTCTTACTTTGCTCAGCCATTCCCGCAGCCTAAAATAAATGGCAGCCCTAAAAGGTGGAGACTTTCAGACTTGTTGGCCTGGGAAGATAACGTGGGGATCAAACTAGAGGCTGACCAACCAGCTTCTCAAGGTGATCCTGCCAAACAGCAAGCCAGTGACGCTGATCATCCAGATAATCATGCAGGTTATAACGTGCCATGACACCTGCCATATGATGGCCTAGCAGTTTTTCCACAACATGTGGCGGCGCACCTAATTCAGAAAGGCGTGTCGCCACTGTTCGCCTGAGGTCATGGAGAGACCAGGGCTTCATGCCTGTTTTAGCTATAATCTGAGCAGAAAACAGAGCGACGTTTGGTTGTAGTGGCGGTCTGTCATCTTCTGGCCCTCTGTAGCGTGACAGTGTCACAACGTGTTTTGAAACTGACGTTTCCTTCTCTGCTAACATCATTCTTACTACTGCCTCGGGAAGTGCCCTTCTGACCGATTTCCCGGTTTTATAATCGCTTGCCGGAATGGTCCACGTTTGCTCATGGAAATCGAACCACTCCCATCTTGCTGTCCTGATCTCCGTACTCCGGCAGCCAGTCATGATGAGAAACTTCATTATCAGCTGTTGTCTGTACTTCAATTCAGGAAGGATATTCCAAACTATTTTGATTTCCTCATCACTCAATCTGCGATCTTTTACGGATGCTGTGAGACCTACGTCAGAGCGCCTAAGGCTCTCAATTGGGTTCACATTAATTACCCCTCGATTGGAGCAAAAACGGAACGTACGCTGCATCAGCCCAAGCATCTGACCAGTGACAACTCTTCGCCCCATGCCATCAAAAAGGTTAAGCCAGTGCGCTTTAGTGGTCTGATCAACAATCATGTTCCCCAGCACAGGCGCTATATGGTTATTGAAGTCCCGTCGGTTAACCTTGATTTTCACAAGACCTTCGGGGATGCAGTAATACTTTTCCCAGTAATCGAAAGCCTCTTTAACGGTGAGCGCTTCGACTTTTTTCTGTTTCTCCAGAACTGTTTGCCGTCTCGGATCGAGTCCTTCTGTCAACCAGGCCCTGAACTGCTGTCTACGTTCGCGAGCTTGAGATAAGGAGGTGGTGGGATAATCGCCAATCGTTAGCTGAGCGGCTTTCCCGTTCCATCTGTAGCGGTAAAAGAATGTTATACTGCCGGAAGTAGACAACCGGACATTCAGACCATGGGCGTCCGATATGACCTCGATCTGGTCTCTCTTTTTGCCAAGAGCTTTTCTTAATTTTGTGTCGGTAAGCAA